GTCGCTCAAAGTAAGTATCCTATTTTATTTGCATATTCAATTGGATTGTTTGCGCCCTTTTTACTGTTACATGGCTTGCAATCATGGTTTATGTCTAATCTTGTTTCTTTAAAATGACTTAACCATTCAGGGAGAGGCGACTCTCCGCAACCTACGTGAAGAATCGCCTTATCCATTAAGCCGCCCAAATACCAATGGCGATTAGAGTATTCTGAATCTCTTGGATTTGTGCTACTTGCAGCGTACCAAATGATGCGCTTGTTACTACGTTAGTTGTTGTGTGAGTTGTTGCTGTTGCACGTTGCACCACTGGGGTTGCACCGTAAAAACCTACTTTCTCGCTTGCAGATTTACCAATCTGAGAGCCAGCAGGGCTATTGTATGTTAGTTGTTCGTAATCTTGTGCAGCCATGATTTAATTCCTTTCAAATGTTCAAAAAGGGCGCTTTTACACGCCCATATATTACGCAGCAGCAGAGCCGATAATACGTGAAGCCCATTCAGGGCGAAGCGCTGCCATGCCGTAGAGAATGTCAATACGCATTAACAATTCATCATTGCGAATGTCAGAAGCTTGCCATACACGTAAGCTCAAACCGTCTTGAGTTCTGCGCACGCATTTAGCTGCATCGTCCATAATAGGCAAGTCAGCAGTAACAAACTGGAACGCCTCTTTATGATACATCAATGGTTGAACGTAAGCAGTTGAAGCGCCACCAATGAACGTCAAAGCCGCTGTAGTTGTGGGCAATGCCGAAACGTTTTGCAATGCGCCTGATGCCGCACTGTAGATAGGCGGTGAAATGTTCAATGATGTGGCTGTAGAACCAGCGGTAACAGTAAATTGTTTCAAGTTACCATAAGTCTGTTTGGTTTCTGGGTTTACGTCATACACGCCTGCAATAGTAAACACCATGCCTACTGTCGGGGTTGCGAAAGAGGTAACTGTTAAATCAGTATCACCTTCAATTACAGTGTATGTATCTAGCGCACAAGCAACATCTGAACCGTTTGTTAAAGTCCATACTTTTTCATTCTCGTAAAAGTCAGCCATAGCAGTACGTGCAATCATACCTTCACGATATTGTTCTGAAATAGCATTAGATGGATTGAAATAACCTGTTACACCGTTAACCAATGATGCTGAAGTTAAAGAATCCAATTGAACGTAACGGTCACCTTTAGGAGCTAGACCTTGATTCAATTTCGCGCGAGCTTTCAACATAGGGTCAAGTGTTGTCACTGCTGAACCTGCTGAACCTGCAACGTTGTAAGTAGCTTTAGTACAATAAGCCAAGAAGTCAGCTTCAATGCCTGCAACCAATGTGGTGATAGCTGGCTCAATGTAGCGACGGCTTAACTCGTCAATAGACAAGGTCAACTCAGCACTATTAAAGCGCATATCAACACCGTCTTGCGTTGCTAATGTGATTGTTTGTGTTGATTCGTTTTGGTCTTGTACGTCCATGACGCGTGAACCTTGACGACGTGTGTATTTGTTAGGATTACGAACGCGCAAAGTTGAACCTGTTTTCGCGCCTGTTTTAGCAAAGCTGTCGTCATATTGACGGTCAACAGTGCCGATGAATGATAGTTTTTCATGAGCGATACGCAATGATTCGCGTGTCACCATGTCAATAACTGATAATGTATTAGCCATGATTTATTCCTTAAAAAAGTTTACGTTAGCGCTATGAACGCTGTTTAATTTGTTTTTGTCGCCATTGAGCATATTCTTTATCCGTCATTTGGCTAGGGTTCTTTGTAACCGTAGCTTTAGCGCCCACTTTAGTAACAGGTGGTGGCGGTGCTTTCGTTGCCGGTTTGGCTTGCTTGCTAATTAACTGGTCGTATAGCTGTGCTTTACGCGCTAATATAATAGGTAATGTGCCATAAACACCGCTATTGATTTCAGCGATGACGTTATCATTCACGCCAACTCTTGAATATCCTTTAAGGTAGTTTTTGACTTCTTCACCTACTGTGGGCGACCAATCTTTAATTTCGCTCGCTAACGTAGCTCTTCCTTGTTCAATACGCCTTGCAGCTTCCTGTTGCGAATTGAGTGTGAATGCTTGTTGTGCTTGCTGAATGTTATTTTGTTTCTGAACATAAGCATCTTTTAATTGCCTGTATGTTCTATCGAGCTTCATTGCTTCCACTGGGTCAGCATCGATTAGCTCTTGCCAATTCACATTATCAAACTGTGCGAGTTGTTGGCCTATTTGGTTGAGAGATACAATCTCGTTAAGGTGTGCATTCTGAAATTCAGTGTTAGCCTTAAAGCGCTCTTGTTCTTGCTCAAATAACTTGCGTGATTCTGCAACTTCCTGCGTTTTCTTAGTGTAATCCTGCTGCATTAAGAACGCGTCTTTCAAAGTCTTTGGAATCTTGTACTTTTCACCGTTATGCTCGATTTCATCTAAGTCATCGTCTTCATTTGCTGGCTCGCCAGTTGAATCAGAATCATCTTCTAAATCTACATCGTCAGTTTCTTGTACTTCAACCTCTACATTATCAATTTCTTGAGTTTGTGTTGGTTCTTGTGGGAGTTCCTCAGCTGAGGATTGTTCGCCTTCTACTGCCATTGTGTTACTCCTTTATGCAATCCCTTTCGGGTTGTTGCGGGTTAAAATTATCGTACTGGTGTTCTTACGTTGTAACTGTCTCCGTTTTGACCTGTAATAAAAGCCCATGCAACGGGCGCTTTAACTTCAACAGCTATCTGGCTAGCATTAGATGTGTCATAAGTCGGGGTAAAAGGTAAGCTTTGGTCATCATTAAATGACAATTGAATAAGCTTTGATGCGTATGTTGTATTAACTACAATCGTTAGCGGGTATTCTGCTGAACGTAAGTCAATCGCAATAGGTGTTGTGTTTACGATAGCTGGCATATTAGTTTCCTAGAATTGGTTGTTCTACCTGCTCTGGCATAATTACACCATAAGCAGCTTTTACTTCTTCAAACCGCAATTGTTGCTCTTGAAGTGACAATTCACGGTTTTTTAATTCAATCTCGCGTTCTTTTAAGTCAATCTCTCTATTTTTGACCTGATTATCCATGCCTTTAACTTCAATGTCGCCTGCTTTGTTGGATAATTGCATTTTCATATTCTGATTTTCAGCCTGTAATTGCTGATAAGCTTGCGTTCCTTGCTGAATAGCTTGTTGCATCTGTTGCATTTGCTGTTGCATAGTGTCCATCACCTGCTTAATCTCAGGCGGTATTTCTTCTTCACCTTCATTAAGCTTTTGTATCTGTGGCGGTAACATTGCTTTTAACCTGTCAGCGATGTCATCAGCGCCCGGCCAATCTAAGTTCTTAGCAATCAAATCACCAATAATAGGTGCAGCATCAGGGAACGCTTGCACAAGCTGCATCATTTGAGTTGCTGCTTCTTCACGTCTTGTAGTGAATGATGGGCCTGATTTCACAGTCAGGTCATACTTGCCTGAAGTTAAATCAAATATCTTGGTGTTACCTTCTGCATCTTGATATTCGCCATTGACTTTAACTTGTTCGTTGCTGTCATCTTCGCCAATGATGCGAACCATACGTTCTTCATTGTAAATCTTAGGTATTAAGTCACCGCATATTCTGCCAACTTGTCTAATTGCGCGGGTCATGTTGTCAATAAAATGGAATGTTGATACATCACCCTCACGTTGCCTTGCAATGATAGCCTTGCCGCTTGTTTCATTACTGCGAGCGCCCATTGAGGCATCGTACAAACCCATGATTGACTTCATATCATCACTTGCATTCATAGCTTCTTGCAGCGCACCAGCAGGCACACCAGCGAACGGTTGACGTTGTGGCGCTATGTCGCCATCATATTCAATGTATGAGTGTGTATCTGTATTAGCTGTTGCCCATTTAGCTGCATCGGTATCGAATGAGCCAGTTTTGCCGATAAATGGTGCTTTAGGCGCTAATGCCACAAGCTCAGTGCTTGCAGTGCGCCAGTAGTTGTGCATTTGCTGGGCATCTTTAGCAAAGCGTATCAATGATAAGAAATGTCTTTTGCCTTCAACATTAACCTCATCGCCATATACAGGAACGATAGGAATGTATTTGCCCGCCCATTCGTTAGTTTCAAGTATTTCTAAGCCAGAGATAATGCGCTGGGTTACTTTGCAAGTCTTCGTTTCACGTTCTTCAACAATCGTAATGCCAGCAGTGTCGTACAGTTCTTTTAAATCTTTGTAACGTTCTTCATTGGTGACTGTGCCATCAGATAATTTGTATATCTTTGCTGGCAATTCTTCTTTAGTCCACCATTCTGCAACTCTAATGCCTTCATCACCAAACCAATCAAGCGCATCACCTTCTGCATCAATGCTTGCACTTTTAGCCTTAGGATATTTAGCTTTAAAGTCTGATTCTTTTAACGTGTCGGTAATAAATGCCACTTTCCAATCTGAACCATCGGCACTAGTAGATAACGGGTCGCCATACACACAGAATGGGTTAGGCACTTGCAGAATCTTAATGTCCTGCGTGAAAGCGTCATCATAGCTATAGTCAGTATCAACTCGTATATAGCCAAAGCCCATTGAAACAGCAAAATCAATCGCGGTATCATAAGCAATGTCAGCATTAGATGAATACTCAATGTTACGCATCAGGCCATTCATAACCTCTGCTGTCTCTACATCACCGTCTTCAACTGGCTGAAACTTAATCGTTGGTTTGTTTTGGCGTGAATCATTGACAACTTGCCGAATGAAAGCAGGCATACGGTTAATAGTTAAGCATGGTCTGCCTTGGTTCTCGCGTTTTTTCTTGATAGTGTCAGGCCATTGTTCGCCTAACCTTGCAAACTTCAAGTCATCTAACGCATCAGCACGGTTTTCATCTTCTGCATCTTGGCATAGCTTGAATTGCTTAAGCGCATCACTCAATAACTCGCTATCTGTTTTCTTAGACGGTTTTTTGGCTTTGTCTTCCGCCTTATCCTCTAAATCGTCTTCTAATTCTGCCATGTTTTATCCTGTATTATCCTAACCAACTACCAGCGCCACGATATGTGGTTATCTTTTCATTCTTAGGCTTACCTGCTTTACGCACGCCTTCACACGCATAGCGCAATGCGTCTATAACGTGGTTGTTCTTGTCGCTGAGGATTGGCATAACTTTGCTTGTTAATGGGTCTATCTTGTAGCTGTACATTGTCAACTCGTCTATTGTGTGCTGGCATCTAGGGTGAACAATAATGTCGAATGAGCGTAAAAACTCTATCCCGTCTTCGATTGACCCAGCGCCCTTAATAGCAGAGCTAATCTTTGGGTAGCCATGCTTTTGCATATAGCTGATAGTTTCAGGCCGTGCGCTGTCAGCAGTAATAAACCACTTGCGAGCATCAGGAACGCGGTCAAACAAATCAGGTAACTGGTCAATTTCACAACCAACCATATATGCTTCATAATCAACATACAGATTACGGCCTTCTAAATAGCAACGAACTAATACGCTAGGATCAGCAGCAAAGCCCCAATCAGCACCCATCCTGAATGAAACGCCCGGCTTACTGTCAAATTCTTCAACACGCCAGTTTCTAAATACTCGTGCCTCACTATTGCGCTGATATTCGCCTAACCAAACATGAGCGAACTTTTCAGGGTCTCGCTTCATGTCGTAAGCTACTTCAGTTTTTAGTTCATCAG